CCTCGGAACCCTTTGCAGCCTTCGGCGGCTTGACGCTTGCGATGGTCGAGAATGTCTTCGGCCCCGCAACATCTTCCTCGTTTAGTTGGCGATAGAACGGGAAGTAGTCACCGTGCTCCATGAAGTCACGGGCAGCGCGGCTAGAGATAACTCCGGTGTCGCGCCCCAGTTTGACCAGACCATCGTTGTACTTCCTCCAGCGGGCCTGGATGTCAAGGAAGTCGATCCCCATGTCGAGGTACTCAAGACGCCGCTTCTCGGCGCGCTCGATGTCCCCCGGCTCAAGGGTGCGCTCAACGTATCGAGTCTTGCCAGGGTTGAGCATGTAACGCTTGCCCCTGTTTACATTTGCCCAGAACTGGTAATGGCGGAACGTATCTGGATTGCCCGTCGAAGCCAACGGGGCAAAGATCGACACGATGCCCTCGTTGTCTCCAGACGTATCAACGGTGACAACGCCATCGGCGTAAACGGGAATACCGCCCTTACGGTTGTGCATGCCCATCGCAGCAGCAGCAACTGCCGTGGATTGATCTGACATGAGGGCGGCAGACTCGGCTCTTTCATCTGCCAACTGCTCCGGCCCACCCGCAGCCTTGATCTGTGCGGCAACCCGCTTATCAAGTTCTGCCGCCTCGTTGTAGCGATTGATAAATTCTTCTCGGAGCAGCGTAAATGTATCGGGCGAGAAGAAGTTGATAAGTCCGTCGATGAAGCCTTCCTTCGGGCGCTTCGGGATAACCTTGTCAATACGATCATCAATGTCAGGATCGTATGTCGGCATGGAGCGCAGGCTAAACAGAGGCTGACCCTGTTTAACCTTCTCACGCATGGCGGGCGTGACATCAAAGCCGGGCTGTTGCGCAGGAGTCAGATTGCGATTGCGATAGTCTGAAATCGCTCTGTCTCGTCCATCAGACCCCAAGTTGTTCCAGTATTGATACTGATCTTCTTCTGGAATACCGAGGTAATCCATTACATCTTCGCCACTGACGGGGCTGGTATCTCTGCCGCCAACAGGCAACTCGACGCCAATCATCTTCTCGCCGCCCACCTTCGGCAGCAGTTTTTTCAGGGCCGTGGGCACGATGGAGTCGTAGAAGGTCTTCATGCCTTCGCCGCCGACTTTGAGGTCGAGACCGGTCAAGCGCCGGTATCCGTTGGCCCCCATTTCCGGGGCCTTCAGCAAGCGGTCCGCCACCTCCTTGCCAACCAAATCCGGCAGTTCCTCGGGTGTGGCCTTCTTGCTGATTACGATTGAACCGTTGTCCAAGGCGACAAGTGTGCCGTCACCGTATCTCAGGTCGTCAACCTGCTTACTCAGGTCATACCGATTCGCAGACTGCTCCCCGTTAATAAACGCCACCCTGTCATAGCCTTCATCTGAGGCAATCGTGATGATGCGTTTGAGCGCAAGGTTGACCCACCCCTCTGTTTTTGTAACAAAGGGTCCGGTAGGAATCTCCGTGTCCACTTGGAACGGGACTTCTACAACATCATAGCCACGCAATTCGGCGTATGCCTCGGCTTGATTTTTGTTTTCAAACGTTAGGACACGTCGATCGCCACTCATTACGTCATATTCATAGCGAGTGACAGTGCCAAATCCCCTCTTCCTGCCTTGTTGTGCCCAGTCTGATTGCACCTCTTCCACGAACAGCACTTTCTTGCCGTCCGAGTCGATACGATCATCTAAACGAACATGAGCCAGGATGTTTGGCTGATCAAAGTGATTTGATTGATAACCCTTTTTCTCTTTAAACTGCAAGCGCATCGTGGCGTTATTTGCACGCTCGCGGGCAGCAATTGTTTCTGGGGCTTCGCCCGCACGCATAGTAAATAAAACCTCTCCGGTTTTATTGCTCACGTACTCAACGTCCCCGCTTGGCTCTTGACTCAAAGGAAGAGTCAGCAACACCTCGCGGTAATTCTGGCCGCCGGGCAGCACAAGAGTGGGCCTGTTAAACCGCGCCTCTGGGTTTTTCGCAAAGTAATCCTGAAGCCGGTAATCTTCTTCTCTGGTACTTGGGCCTTCAAGAAATATGCGGCGGAGTTCTGGGTCTGACGGAGCCGCGCCAAGCACCACCTCATTAATTCTTACCCCGCCACGATTCAGGTAGTCGGCAAGCGCCTCTTTGGGAACTTTGCCGGTCTGCGTGTCAAGCCAATCGTTTACACCAGACCACTCAACCTCGTCGGCCTTGACGGCGCCCTTGTTGACCATGCCCTTGATGGCATCCTTCCATCCAGACGCGGGAGCAGTGGCTGTCTTGAGGTCTTCGATCCCTTGACTAAGCGCAGAGTAGTAGCCCAGGGGTCCGCGCAAACTCTTGCGTTCAGCCGCTGCCTCGGCAGGCTTGGTCGGCTTCAGAGCGCCTTCCTCAACCTTGCCGAAGATGTCCTCTGCCGATTCAAAGCCCTGGCCGTTAAACGCTGACTTGACCGCCTTGAAGAAGTTCTTCATGCGGGTGGTCAGAGCCCCCATCAGGCCGGCAGGCTGCTTCTTGGAGAAGTTACGGAACGCATCAGCAATGGCTTCCTCGCGGATCATTGCCATGTTGCCGCCGTACTCCTGCATGTAGCCTTCGTAACGGCTCATCTCCTGGCCGTTGTAAACGGTGCGCTGGCCCTTGAGGTATTGGTCGATCCACTTGGTATCGGCCATCTTCTCCAGGGTTGCCCACTGCTTATTGGTGAAGAAGCCTGCCTCCTTCAAAGCATGGACGGACTCATGGCGCAGGATGCCAAGCGGGTCAGCCGCATCCAGGGCCAACTTGATCAGCATGCCGTCGTAACTGCCCTCGTCGGTCATGCCGCGCTCAAGGTTCAGTTCGACATCCTTCAGACCGAACTTGTTCAGGTTTTTACGCAGGACCTGCTTCAGAATCTCAATCTTCTTCTGAATCTCAGGCGGCACCTCGGGCTTGGCTTCTTCAGCCTGCTCCACGGCCTTCTCGGCCTCGTCAGCCCGCTGCTCTGCCTGTTTAACCCGGCGCTCCAGTTCTTTAAACCGGGCCTCTGGGATGGCTGCAAGAGACTTCTTAACCGGCGCAGCAGGCTGTGTCGTTACTTCTTCTCGCGGCGCTTCAACTCTTTGTTCAGCAACTCGACCCTCTGCTCCGGGGGCAACGCTCGGAACTTCTTCAGGAACTCGTTCTTTTGCTCTTTGTTCATCCGCTGCCTCTTGGAGTAATGCGTTTAGTTCATCGGTATTGAACTCCATCAGGACCTTTTCCATTTCCTGAATGGCGTTCTTCGCCTGCTCCGACTTCATCCGAACATCGAATGTCGTGTAGATGCCCTGGCGGATCAGGTCCTTGATGTGTTCCTGTGACTCAGTGGAATCAAACTGAGCAGCCTCGTGACGCATGTGCGGAGGCAGGAACTCGTCCAACAATCCGCTGTCCACGAAGTAGTCCAAATCCAATCCGCCGCTCTTCCTCTTCAGAGGAGCAACGCGCCGGTCAGGGCTGATGTCAAAGACTTCCTTAGGATTGAGTTTGCCCTTGAGCGTTTCAAACAGACTCTTGCCGCCACGCGCGGCAACGCCGGCCTCGGCCCTGGCTTCGCGGATTTTCTGCTCGATGTCTTCTCTGAATGCCTCTTCTGCCTTGGCGTCCTCGCTCTTCGGAACCCTGCGCTTCTCCGGGATTTCAACGGCCCAGTCAGGCATGGGAGGGGCTTGCACATCCTCCGGCAGAGTGTTTACAAAGACATCTAGAGCGGTCCTGACCTGACGCTCCCGCTCGGGCGTCAATCCCTTCTTCTTCAGTTCTCCATAGAGAGCACTGGCAACCGCGTCAACATCGGCTTGGTTGTTGAGGTCTTTGCCTTCAAAGATGGAAGAGATGCTGAACTGCCCGGCGCGCTCGATGTTCATGCGACGTTGCACAAACTCAGCGTCGGCGATGGCTTGTTTAATCTCTGCCGTCTGAGGTACAGCCTTTAAACCTTGCTTGTACTGCTCAAGCCCGCCGTAATCGTTCTTCGCCGCCATGTCGAAGAGTTCGTCGTTGGACTTGATCTGCGGAGCGGGAGTGGTCGGAGCAGCAGGCGGCGTGACCATCTGCGGGATACCCGCATCCTGGCCCTCGGGGTAGAAGTCCTGCCGCAGTTGTGACAGACCCTCGTACAGACCTTCGTACTTCTTGCGCTGTGCGTCCGTGATCTCGCCGGACAGAGCCTGATTGATCGTATCGAAGACTTGGTTATTTGCCAGGAAGTCTCTGTTGACGATGGAAGCAATCGGGTCTGTTGAGGTGATACCGGCCTGCCTCAACTCAGCCTGCGTCACAACTGAGCCTGGAGTCTGGGCGCGAGTAGCCTCCTCCTCCACCATCTTCAGTTGGAGGTTGGCGATGTTGTCTGCCGCCGCCTTGCGGTCGGCTTCAGGGAACTGCTGATCCTGAAGAACACGCTGCTTTAAATTCTCAAGCAAGCCGTAGCCGTTCGGCTGGGCAGCCAATGTAAACAGTTGCTGATCCGTCGGCAGCGTTGGTGCGGGCGGCGCAGCGGGCGGAGGTGCGGGCGGACGAAGCCCTGCATCAATCTCGCGCTGTAAACGGGCGGCAAACTGACGGTCCGTCTCACCCTCACGCTGACCTTCAAAGCGTTGCTCTTGCTCAACGGTGCGTTTACCGAGGGCCGTACCCAGGATGCCGCCACCTAGAGCGCCAAGACCCGCAGCACCACCAACACCTTCAAGCAATGCCTGATTCGGATCAACCTGCCGCAGTCCGATGTTCTTAAACACCTGACCGCCGCCTTCTTCGATGGACTCACCGATGGCCTCGCCGAAGCCAGAGGCCACACGGCCCTTGGTTCCAGGCACTCCGGCCAAACGCTTTTCAATTGCCTGTGCGCCGGGCAGTCTCTGAGCCAAGAGAGCAGTCACACCTGCGCCAGTGCCTGCAATACGGGCAGCAGCAATAGCGCGATCCGCAGCCTCTTGCTCACTCAGGCCTGAATCAAGCGCCTTTTGGTATGCATCCCGGTAGGTGTCATCACTGACATCAGCGGCTTGCATTGCCGCACCTGTTCCGTAGGCCGCAACTGCTGCACGCTTGTTTACAGTCTTGACAGCCTCTTTGACTGCCTGTTCTGCTGCCGCGCCGGTCAGCCCTGCTCCGGCAGACTCAATCGTCTTGGCGCCAATCTTCTGAGTGACCTTGACCGCGCCCAGAGGTCCAAGCAACAGGGGAACCTGCTCTGCCACAAAGGTTGTGATCAGTGCGGGGTCCTTGATCGTGGAGGTGATGGCCGTCGCAAACTGCGAAATCACGCCATCCTTCTCAGCCTCAGACAGCGCCTTGCTACGCAGTGCCTCACGGGCCTTTAAACCCTCGGACTTCAGGCTCTGTGCAAACTCGGAGACGGCTTCTCCGGGCTTCTGAGCAACCTCACCAACCGGGCGAAGGCCCGGCAGCAGGCCAACGACTTGACCAGGGAACTGAAGCAGACCACCAAGTCCACCTAGACCGGCAGCAAGGATGTCTGTACCGGCCTCGCCAAATGAACGCTGTGTGGACGGTGCAGCAGGCGCAGGAGCCATGACAGGCTCAGGCGCAACAGGCCTGGGCTGTTGAGCCATGCGGGCTTGAATGGCCCCGATAACTTCCTCTCTCGTAGCCCCCGCAGGGCCTTCGATTGAGTACGTTTTGCCGTCAGGCCCCTGGACGCTATAGATTGGCATGATTTAAATCACTGTACGTTTACCTGCCCCCAGCCAGCATACCCTTGCATGCGATCTTGAAGAGCCTTTCTGTTCCGTTCAGCGGGGACCACCATCTCATCGTAAAGCCTCTTGCGATCAGCCTGATACTGGCGGTAGCCCTCTGGGTTGCTCTTGCGAGCCTCCACGCTTGTATTAAACAGTTTGCCCGTTGGATGCATTTCTGCAAGTATTTTTTCTGCCTTCTCAATGGCGGTGGTGACAGTTTGATCATAGGAGCGCAGCAGGACTTCGTCAGCAGATTGCTTGCGAGTCTCACGAGCATCTTGGCGCGTCTTTGCTGCTTCAGACATCCTGCCTTTTTCAATCTCTTCGCTAGAGATTTGACCGGCGAACGACTTGCGCATATCTGCCTCAGCGGCCACCTTGTCGTTGTGGAACTTGCGGGCGTTGTTCATGTAGTCCTGGCCGGACTTCCAATCACCGGCAGCAATAGCGCGACGAGCCATTTCAAGAGACTGACGCTCCTTGACCGACGCATCTTCGTAGGCCAGACGCATCTCCTGAATCTTGCGGGCCTCAGCACGAGACTCAGCCGCTGCTGCACGAGAAGACAGTGCGCCAGTTCTAAACACTTCGCCGATACCCTGGCCTTTCAGACCACGAGCACCAAGCAGGAAGTTGATGATGCCCTCATCCTTGCGACGCTCTTCCAACTCAGAGGCAAGTCTGTCTGCATACGACATGCGCTCCTGACCGCGTTGCTGTGCGGCCTGGAGTTCTTTTGCCAAGTATTGAGGATCAAGGCCCTGGCCGCGTTCAAACTCTTGGCGCTCTTTTGCGGAGGCCTCTGCCTGCCCGCGAACTTCACCCGGCGTGGGTGGTGCTTTAAACGCATTCATCAAGTCAAGCGCAGATTGCCGCATGCTTGCAGCGCCACCACCCAAGGCTGCGATGCCTTGTTTTGCGGGGGCTGCGGTGACTGCGGGAGCCTGCCTGGGTGCAGCAGCAGGCGTCATTCTGCGTTCGGCAGCACGCATGGCATCCATGTTTGCCTGCATTTGCGCCCCACTATCAACGGCAGGAGCAGCGGGTGCTTGTGTTGCAGCACGCTCGCCCTTCACCCTGGCGGCGACTCCGGGCGCATTCTGCTCCAGGAATTGCATCTTTTGCGCTTCTTCAGCCTGACGGCCCTCTCGCGCAAGACGATCAAAGTAGCCCTTGATCTGATCAACGATGTTCTGAGGATTCTCTGCTTGATCCGAGAGCAATGCCGAGATGTCGCCAAACTCTCCAGTAACACCGCCCGCCTGATACCCAACGATGCCGCCCTCGGCAAAGTTGCCCATCTGAGGGTTTAAACCCATAAGCCCAGGCGCTTGCTTCTGCTGCGCCATCAGACGGCCCATCAGTTCTTGTTGGGCGTCCTGCATCTGCATGGCTTGAATCTGCCCGCCAAGTCCTGCCTGTTTAACAACATCAGGAACGGCAGGAGGCACGGCCTTCTGCATCAGTTGAGCGGCGACGGTCGGCTGTCCTTCCCGAGTCGTGGGTTGGAACTCACCAACTTGCGCGGCACGCTCAAGCGTCATTGCAGCCGCGAGTGCAGGATTGATTGCGGTTTGCATATTAGGGAGCCTTCGGGGGAGTAGTGGAGGCGGTGCCAAACATGTCTTTGTACAGTTGCATCAGTCCACCTGTCGTGTTCATAATGTTCGACAGGGTGCTTGGTTGCTGATACGAAGCCGCAATCGACTGGATCGGCATGCCCTGAAGCATCGACTGCTGGAACTGCAACTGTTTATACGGGAAGTCTCGCTGCTGTTGGAACTCGCCAAGGTCTGCTGCGATACCTTCTGCTTCGATGCCTCGCTGCGTTGCACCGCCACGCTCAAGCAGACCCGCAAGGCCCATCGCCTGAGCCTGCTCACGGTTGTACTGATCCATCGCCTTGTCGTAGGCGGTGGCGTATCCCTGACCAATCGTGCTACCCATGCGGGTCAACAGATTGCGTTGCAGTTCAGCATCAAGGATTGCCTGCCGACCCCCGCCAAACGCCCCGGCCTTGGTCATCCGAGCAGCGTTCTCCATCTGCTGAATCTGACCCTGGCGGCGCAGTTCTTCCAGTTGTGGCTGAAGCACATTCTGGAGATACGGGTTCATGTACTGACCCGCGATCCCAGATGGGGTCGCAGCGGTCTGCATGGGCCCCGTGGTCGAAGCAGTCGGGATGGTCGGCGCACCAGTCGATGTAAACGACTGACCCAGTTGTCCGGGGAAGCCAATGTTCCCAAGCCCCTGGAAGTATTGCGTCTGAAGCGACGAAGGACCTGCTGTGAGCGGTCCTCCATACACCTGATAAGGAGTCTCTGACAAGGCTTCTGCCTTGCCGAGCATGGACGTTACATACGGGCCTGCCCATTCGGACAGGGTTTCCTGGCGACCGGTCTGACCGGCGGGAATGCTAGGTGCTGTTGCCATGTTTAACCCTCAGGCAAGTTTATTCAGTTCACGATCAGCGCCGGACGGCTTGCCGCGCTTTGCTTTCTTTGCCCGAGCCTCAACACGGTCGAGCATCGCATAAAGTTTCCGAGCGCCTGCATCGGATGAACCATTACCAAGTTCAGATACGACGCGGGCAGGGATCACAAACTCCCCATCTGCCAGTCGAGCCTCTTGGCCCGATCCTGCAAAGCGGGCAGGGATGGAATCGGATACGCCGTCGCCGTTGCCTCTAAGGTATCTGCCCTTGGCAAGCATGGCGATACCGCCGGGCATGTAGCCCCCAGAAGCGGCAGGAATCGTTTCAGTGGTCTGCTCCACAGGCGCGGCAGTTTGTTCAGCCGGAGCAGCCGGAGCAGCAGGCGCGGCCGGACGGACAAGGAATTCTTCTGCCGTCTTGGGTGTGTATCCGGCAGGTGTAAACCGACCGGGCGTGAAGTAAGCAATCCCGCCTTGTCCTGGGCGATAGCCTTCAGGACGCTGTTGAGTCAGCGGCGTCTGGGTGCGCTCAAAGGTGTACTTGGGAATACCGCCCTGATAGCCAACAGGTTGTTGTTTTTGCTGGCCCATCATCTTGTTTAAAAGGGCAGCAACACCACCAAATGCGGCCATTTGCCCCAACTTGCCGCCGGTCGAGCCAGTAAACAGTCCTGCAAGCGTGTTGAGAAAATTTGTGCCGCCTGAAGTAACTGTTGGCATGCCCGTAATTGGATCAATTGCGGGGAGCCCTGTGTCCTCTGGTGTGGTCAAGCCCGTTTCGGCGCGCTCACCAACTCCCTCGCCGGGCAGAACGTACATATCGCCCGGCACACCAGTAAACCCGTAATCATAGGGGTTGTCTGAGCCGCTCAGTTCATAGTTTGGATCGCCGCCCCAGGTGTACATGTCAGCCCCTTCCAATAATCTTCATCAGTTCATCGACCGTCGCTGCCGGATTCTCTTCAGCAAGCGACATTAAACGAGTGTAGGCATCTTCTGACCCATTTTCCCCTCCCTCACCCTCTAGGGCAAGTTCCATAGAGCGACGGGCCTGTTCTTTCCTGCCCTGGAAATCGGTGATGTCTGCCATCGACTTGGCCCCGGCCCCAAACTGGACTGCGCCCTTGCCATAGAACACGTCCGCCAACCCGGGTCGAATAGGAGCAGGCTGTGCTGCCGCCTGCTCTGGCATAGGTGTAAACCTTCCCTGAGGACGCACAGTCGGCCTGACCGGCGGTCTGACAGGAGGCTTAACCGGCGGCTTGGGAGGCGTCGGCGGCACAGGCGGCACAACCGGAGGCGGTGGCGGTGGCGGTGGCTCTGGGGGAGGTGGAGGCGGAGGCTCAACCGGTGGTACAGGCGGAGGAGGTTCCACTGGAGGCGGGGGCGGTGGCACAGGCGTTGGCGCCGGTGCCGGAGCAGGCGCGGGACTAGGTGCCGGAGCAGGAGAAGGAGCCGGTGCGGGCGAAGGCGCAGGACTCGGGGCCGGACTGGGCGCAGGTGCTGGACTTGGTGCGGGAGCCGGACTCGGCGCGGGGCTTGGAGCAGGCGCGGGACTAGGTGCCGGAGCAGGAGAAGGAGCAGGCGCCGGAGATGGCGCGGGAGCAGGGCTAGGTGCAGGCGCGGGTGAAGGCGCGGGCGACGGTGCCGGAGAAGGAGCCGGAGACGGAGAAGGAGCCGGAGACGGAGCAGGTGCAGGGCTCGGCGCAGGGGCAGGAGAAGGCGCCGGACTAGGGGCCGGAGCGGGACTCGGTGCCGGGGCAGGACTTGGAGCGGGGCTCGGCGCAGGACTGGGCGCAACAGAAGGAGCCGGGGCAGGTGCAGGAGACGGCGCCACGCTCGGCGCAGGAGCCGGACTTGGAGCAGGAGACGGTGCTGTACTGGGCGCCGGAGCAGGGGTGGTCGTCGGTGCCGGTGCCGGTGTCGTGGTTGGTGCAGGCGCGGGCGTAGTGCTAGGCGCAGGAGCGGGTGTCGTCGTCGGAGCCGGAGCAGGCGACGGCGTTGTTGTTGGTGCGGGGGCCGGTGTAGTTGTTGGCGCAGGCGCGGGTGTAGTGGTTGGTGCAGGCGCCGGAGTCGTTGTGGGCGCGGGTGCAGGTGATGGCGTAGTGCTTGGCGCCGGTGCAGGACTTGGAGTTGTCGTTGGCGCAGGTGCGGGACTCGGCACTGGCGCCGGAGCAGTTGGCGTTTTGGGACCAGACGTGGCAGTGACAGGCTGAGTCAGGCCCACGTCCCCGGCAGTTAGTGTTGTGAGATTGCCAGACTGATCCACACCAGTCATCACAATCGTGTCCGGGTTGATATTGACTGACGGAGCACCACCACCAAGAACTTCGTTTACATAGTTGTTGATGATGGTTTGGCTATCCAACCCGCCCAGGTTAAGTGCAGGACCGGTCGAAACCGTTGTGCTAGGCGTACCAAGCACATCTCCAAGGGTCAAGGTCTGACCCTGTGTATTGGTCAGGACTGGAGTCGTTGGCGCAGTTGGCAGACTCGTCGGAAGGTTGGGACCTGTAGGCGTTTGTTGAGAAGATTGCTCCAGTGCGTTGATGGCATTCTGAGCAATTGTTTGAGCGCCGCGCCCTGCTGCGCCCGCGCCGCCCTGCACACCAATTGAATACAGAGTCTGGATTGCGGCCTGTCCAGCCGTCTGCAAAGTCTCATCAAGCGTTACGGGCGTTCTATCAACGCCACCCAGTTGGGTAAATTTGTCCGCAATGTTCTGTGCGACGGAAGTAAGAACCTCTGTAACTTCTTCTCCCGCGACGCCTTTTGCTTTGTCGATGACATAAGCAACCATCTGCTGAGGAGTTGCGCCGGGCGGGATGCCGCGAAGAATGCTCTTCAAAGCCGGGACACCCGCAAGTTCGCCCGCAAGTTCAAGGCCCGACTGAACGGCTGTACGCAAGGCGTTTTGACTCGGGTCAAGTCCGCGCTCCAGGCCGTCTTGCCATGTCTGATTGGCGGTGTTGGAGACGCCCAAAACAATGGACGCAGCAGGTCCCCCGATGGCCACTCCCGCAACAGAAATGATGCCCGACGAAAGTCCTGTTACAGCAAGCCGTTCATTCTCTGGCAGAGAAGAAAGCAACTGCTGCTGTTGACCGTATATTTGACTTAAACGGTTTTCCTCTCTGGTTTGTGCATCCTGCGAAAGAAGAGGAATTAAACCTTCCGGACCAAATGCCAACTGACCGGCTCGGAGCATGCCGGACTCAAGTTGCGATGCAAGATACCGTCCCGTGGCAGGAATGACGCGCCCCGCAGAGTCCAGGAGCGGAGAGCCAACCGTCGGCGCAGTCGTCCTGCTAACAGGAGCGCCAGTCTGCATCCCGGTCAGAATGGCGTCATAGTCCAACTGTTCATCGCTAGTGGTGGTCGCGCCCTGACGAAGTGGGACACCGGAAAGTGCTGCCGCATTTGCAGCCGTAACACCGGCGGCTGTTCCGCGTCCTGCTCCCGCTCCGTAGTCAATGTTTATCTGCGGAATTGGAATCTGAGGGTCTGGCACCCCCGTCGCCCTAGCGGTTGCAATATCGATTTCATCAAACGGATAAGGTAGTTCTGTATTCCGAATGGTATTGATCAAATCGCCTGCATCAAAACCACCGACAGGCTGAAGGTCTGCGCCGGTTACTTGCGTCGTGGGCCTTGGAGCATCGCTTGGCAGTCGGTTGATCCGCTCCGGCTCACTCATGGCAGCACTAAACTGCTGCGTCGCACCAAGAATTGCCTGTGGGTTTTTAGACTCAAGCGCCTGCAATAGCGATACCGCTCGACCAGCAATGACCGTGTCCCTGCTGTTTGCTAGTTGCCCCAAGGACGTAATTGCCTGCCCGTACTGGCCATTCTGGACAGCCATAAGAGCAGATGCTCCCTTGGCCGCATCTCCAAGAGTAAATCCGGTATCGCCTATAGATGTGCCAAGGACATCTTGTCCAAGGTTGCTGCCCGCCACAGTTGAAAGCAGCCCTGACCAATTACCACTCTTAATTGCGTTTGCTGCGTTTGCGCCCGTAGCAATGTTTTGGAACGTAGAGGTCGGAATACCCGCAAGACTGCCCGTATTGACCACAGCGCCAGAGATGGGGTCAATTGCTGTTGCTGCGCCAGACAGCCCACCAAGACCCCCTGCGGCAGACGCAATTGCACCGAGATAGTTGCCTTTACCTGCTTGTATAGCAGAGTTGACAAGCATCCCATACGGGCCAAGCGCCGGAAGTACAAGACTCCCTATCTGCATCAAAGATGCTTCGCGCTCCGCAGAGTAATCAAACGGCTTCTTTCGAATTTCATTGCCCTGCGCGTCGTACTCAATGAATACTCCGCTATCACTGCCGGTAAAAATTCTGTTCGTTGATCCGGTTATTTTCCCTTGCGGGTCATAGGTAATCGTTGTCTCTATTGGTTTGCCGTTTTCACCAATAGTGCTTCTTGTTGCGTTGTATCCGCCCAGGATACGGTCGGCATCCGTAACCTGCCGATCAGGGATGTCAGAGGCTGTGTAGGTTTCAAATGGTGTGATATTCCAACCACCTACATTCGCGCCAACCATGTCAGGACGGTCGAACGCCCCCTCTGCCGCAGCAGACGCGGCAGCATAATCACGTCGATACTGCTCAAGCGAACGCTGTGCAAAGTTGGGATCGGTCTGATTCAGGTATGTAATAAATGAGGCCGGGTCTGTAGGCGCCGCAGCCGCAGGTGCGGGAGCAGGAGTAGGCGCAGGGGCGGGAGCAGCAGGCGCAGGGACAAACGGCTCTACCGGCCCTTCTGTCAGGCCCGCTTGTTCAAGTTGGTCGTAGACTGTGGCAGGAGCAGCAACAGGTGCAGGAGCCGGAGCGGGTGCAGGCGCAGGTGAAGGCGCAGGTGCAGCAACAGGCGCAGCAGGCGGTTGTGTCCCGGTCGCCCGGTAGTAATCATCCAGCGTGAAGTTGGTGCCAAGATTGGTGTTAAACAGGTCAACACCTTGCTGCGGAGTAAGCCCTTGCTCGCGGATGTAGTCAAGCCCCCGCTGGGTGGCGACAGTGTCGTCTGCCCCGCCTTGGTAGATGTAGTTCTTGAAATTAAACGGGGCAGGTGCAGGAGTCGGTGCGGAGACGCCGCCGATGATGTTCCGCAGATAGTCTTCATTGGCAGAGTCATCAAACTCTTGTTCAGTAAACAGTCGTGCCATGATCTTATTGCGTCAAGTCGTAGAAGGACAGTGAGCCAACTGCATCGCCCGTGGTCGCGCCAGATACGGTTCTGACAGCCACGGTATAAATATCACTGACCCCGGCAATCGTCGCGCCCAGTTGGAGGTCAAAGTTGTACCCCGTGGCCGCACTAAGGCCCTGCGTCCCGCCCGAACCAGAAGAGGTCACATAGTCCGTCTGCACTATGGAGCCCCCTGTGGTGGCCGTGGCCGCTACATCAAACTCCACATTAGAATCAGTCGGCACTGCCGTCCATGATGCGGCGGTCAGGGTGGGGTTCTTGATCAGCGCCACTTCGTAGTTCTGACTGGTCGTGGGCAGCACCTGCACCCGGTTTGGCAGCACCACCGCACCCGTTCGACCAGAGGCAAGCCGTATAGAAACGACGGGCAAGAAGGTCGTGCCAATGGTCCCCAAAATTGTGGTGCGCCGCGCCACATGGTCGATGGAGGTCTGCTCAAACCCGCCCTCAGAGATAACCGAGCAGCAGATTGCCTTCATCGAAGCCGCCACCGCAGAGGTGGTGGTCACAATCTCATAGCGCACCGGCAGGATTGCCGTGGTCATGTAGACGTTGGTGATTTCGTTGGCGTTGTTAAACGTATGGCAGACGATGTACTGACCGTTGATGATGAAGCCGCACCGGACTGAGCCGACGCCAAGCCACTCAAAGTCCATCCACAGAATCTGCGCCTTGGACGGGTCAAGCGTGTAACCAGAGTCCCCGGTGCCATCCAACTTGTCGCCGTTCCAGTCTGTCTGATTGACCGTCCGAACATTGGAAACAGAGCCTGTGACGTAGGAGCGCAGGACGAAAGAGTAAACCCCATCGACGCGCTGGAAGAACACACCGTTCTGGTCGTTGTAGTACCCCACGCGCTGCGTGAGGTTCAGGCTCATGCTGCTGTCCATCACGAAGGTGGCAAGCACCAACAGACCCTTCCCTGGCTGATACGGGAAGGAGCGATAGGACTGCCGCAGGACAGAGCCGACACCGGCCCCGGTGACTTCCATCTTCACCGCCGCTTCGTTGGACAGGAAGGATGTTGTGCCCGTGCCGGTCGTTGAAACGTCAAACTGGTTGTCTGCGGCGTAGCGGTTCTGGCTGTCAAAGAGCGTGTAGGGCTGACTGACCCGCAGCCGCCCAAAGGCATCCGTATTGGTGCCTCCAATGGAGATTGGGATGGGGGATGGTGTGGTCACGATCTGTCCAAGCAGGGCGGTTAAACGATTGAAGTACAGGCGCAGGACGTTGTTAAATGCCTCCTGATACCGGGAGTCGTAATCCCCCGGAGCCAGTGGTAGGTTTGGTGGCGGCGGGACGGTTGCATCTTCAATGATGAAACTCATCTGCGGCCATCCATGCGAACGTCGATACGGGGAGAACCCAACTGCCACGCCACACCAAGTGCGTCGGACTCGGCTTTCATAATCAACTGACGCCCGCGCACCCGGATGTAAACGATGTTGGTGAACTGCTCAATGGGAACCGTCGCCGACCGCGTGACTGCCGCGCTGCTTGATCCACCGAGGGACTCGGGAGTGTTAAACCCGGAGCCCGCCCCCTTCATTGGGATCAGCGTCATGGTGATGGCCGGGTTGTTGGCCGTCGATCCTGTAAACGTCACGTCCGGCAGCATGCGCCAGACAAACCCAAAGTTCTGCCCGTCCTCGATGTCAAACTCGGCAGACTCGATGTAGGCATTGATCGCCGCAGGGACACCGCTCACGTTGTCGTCCACGCCCTGCTCATGGTTCACAAGGTTGTAGGAGTATGTGGCTGCTATTGGGTAGTTTCGCAAGCCGGAGTCAAGCCATGCTGTGCGGCCCATCGTGCCGTAGTACCAAATTTCTTCAGCATAATTGAAGACAACATACCGATCCACAACGGTGGAGTTGGCCGAACAGTAGAACCACCAGACCTCATTGAAGCCTTCGTTAGTCCCTGCGAAGACTTGATTGCCCTGCAACTGGTTGAAGTCTCCAAAGACATACCGGCGCAAGTCGCATTTGAGGGTGTTGACGCGACCGTCGTATTTGTAGAACTTGTCCACGCCCATCCAGTAAACCACGCCCGATGCAATAGCCGTTGCGTTTGGACTTTCTATGGAGATGTTGTCTCCAAGCAATTGAGCGCCCCATACTTCTGGTGCGCCGAGATATTGCAAGGAGTAAACGGCTGAGTCCGTGAACACCACAATTTCCTGACGGGCCTGAATGGACGTGATGATCTCTGACCCGTGGGACAAGCGGATGCTGCCCGCCTGATTGGTAGCGGCAGGGGTCCAATCCACCGCGCTCTCTTGGTCTGACCACCGGATCAGCATGGGGTCGATGGTAGAAGAGCCAATCTCGTTACACCCCATCGCAAACACGAAGCGGTTGATGTCCGAGATGAAAATCTCGTTTTGGATCGTCGGAACACCGTTTGCACCGGACAAGGTGGACAGTTCAACTGCCCGGGTTGTTACGCCGCTTGTGTTGTCCCAGTAGTACATGGCCCCCAGGCGAGGGCCAAAGATCAGGTCTTCGCCAAAGTTGGCCTGACTCCACAGACGGATAGACGTTCGCGTCGTGCTTGCAGTTCCAATACCCCAGGGTCCAGTCCCCCAAGTACCTGCACCCCAACCCGTCAGGGGAACCTCAATTTCTGGGCCGACGTTGATCTGGTAAGCCGCCACAACCGCCGAGCCGCCCGTTGCGCCCGCCGCAACAACCGAGGATGTGGTGATGGTGTAGGTGTTGGTGCCCGTGACGGTGATCTGGAACTCAGCATTGAGCAGGGATGCGTAGGTTCCCGTTACCCCGCTGAAGGTTACGAAGTCGCCCGTGACCCCGCCATGAGACGCAGCAGTCACCGTGACCGTGGTTGTCCCATTGCCTGTAAACGGATCAGCCCCAAGGGTTACTGTGGAGCGAAGAGGCGTGATGTCGTAATACTGACCGCCGCGCTCAATGTAAAACTTCAGATGGGTGCCAAGACCAATCAGGTTATCGCCCTGAAGGGTTACCCAGTTCCAAAGAGAGCGGCATACGCCAAGGAAAACACTGGCCGAGATGCGGACCCAACCACCAATCTTCTCGGGAGTGCCCTGGCGGAAGCGCACCTTGTCGCACTCATACCAACCTGACTCGTTGGTGTAGCGGGTGTTTTCTCTGTTCACCCCTGGGCGCAGTGTGAGTTTCTTGAGCGGCATATCGGTATTCTCCCGTCAAGACAGGAAAAGGGCAATCTCGGCTTCCCTGCGTTTAACCAGACCCGGAAGGACTTTGCCGCCGCCCATCGTCCACTGGCGGAAGGCGTCTGCTGCCCCACCCCAGTCATCCCGATTGGCCCTCATCCTGATCTGGCTGCGCTGAAGGTTGCCTAGCCCTGCATTGAAGGCAAAACTGACCAGAGCGTCAAAAGAGCCTTGACGGCCAGATACGCCGGGAACAAGTCGAAGAACACCACGTTCAAAAGTGACGACGTCAGCGTGGAATAGTTCGTCGATCTCCGTCTTAGTCCAGACACGGCTGTCCTCCGGCTTCAGGGGGAACTCGTTGCGGAGCATCCCGGTGTAGCCTTCCTTGCGGATGACCGGGAGCCTGATCTGCTCTTGGTACAGGACATGGCCGTAGCCAATCGTCCAGATGTGGGCAGGGCAAAGGTAGGGTTTACTCCTAAACCCCTCATACTTATGCATGAGGTCTTCGCCTGCCTTGCTCAGTTTCACTTCTTACTCCACTGGCGAGAACCGAACCAGTAGCCGATGATGCCCCCGAGGATCGCCATCTCGTCGGCAGAGAAGATCAGGTCAGAGTACAGAATGATGTCGTCCATGCTCTGGATAAGCGTCGGGTGGTTCCACAGATACCACGCCATGAAGGCGTTGATGGCCACCAACTCAAAGACGAAGATGTAGGTGACGGTAGGCCGGACGGTGCCGGTGTAGTTCACCACCCACCGGGAAGCCTTGTCCATGATCTTCTGATCGTGCGCCAGAGCCGCCTCGGTCATCCGGGCGTCAGTCTCCATCGCCACCTGCTCGGTGCGAATCTCCTCCATCCGAGCCTGGGCGGCAAAGCCTGCTGCGGCTAGTTGGAGTTCCCGCTCGGTCTGAACCTGAGCCAGACGCAGTTCATGTGCTTGGTCTGCCTTGTTCTGGAAGTATTCGAGCAATTTGGGCAGGCCCGAGAGCAGCAAGCCCCCGAGGGTGGAAAGAAGCGACAGCATCTCAGGCTCCTAGAGCAAAGAAAAACAGAAGCACCCCGACTGCCCCCACGCCAAGTGAGGCGTAGAACAGGCTCAGGGTGACGGCCAGGATGGCGGCAGAGGACAGGACGATGGCCAGTTGCAGCGCCATGCCAGAGTAAGAGTAATAGGAAGACTTGGCCTTGGCTGCATCCCGCTTGGCTTCAGCAGCGCGGGCTTTTTCCATGATCTCGTCCATGTCGGCACGTTGCTTCGTGGCCTTCTGCTCGTTGTTGGTGACCTCGTAGATGGTCGCCCGGACATTCTTGGCCTGATACCACGCCCACAGGTTGTTTGACTCTATGGTTCCGTTAAGAACCGCAGAGGAGTTCCTTCCGGCAAAGTAATTTGTAACAGCAAGGAGTAGAGCAAGCAGGCTAATAGAAACCGCAGCAAGAGCCTTGACATGGGCCTCCCTCTCTGACCGGCTTGCGCCCTCCGGCGGCTTCCTGAAACTCATTGCTGTACCTTGTCGAGTAAGTAGTAGCCCACCCCAATCAGGGCGACGGCTACGAAGGCAATTGCTGCGCCGTACTTGGCGTTGAGCATGAACTCCTGCTGCCG